TCTTCAGTGGCAAGGAGTTTTGCCAGTTGGGACTTGATTTCGTGTTGGACTGCCATTGGTTCCTTTCGTATGTCCCTATAATACTAAACCCCCCGCCGAAGCGAGGGGCACTTAGTGACAGTTCTCCTATTGTCTGGTTTGCTTGAATTAGTTTAGAACTTCCTTACAAATACGTTTACAGACGTGTTGCTTATCATCACACTCTATTAGGCAGTTGTAGTAGTCATTTAAAGCGTCACTTTGACCGTTGACTTCTGCGATTGTGGTTTCCAAATGTTGTACGCTTTGTTTCCAACCGGCTAGTTGATTGTGTGAGATGATGTTGTGCATGATGCTACTCCAGTTACAAAAAATATAACAAAGAAGGTTTAGTTCATTGCTATCTCCAATTCTGTTATTATTTAGTCAGCGTATGCTAACTTCATTAAGATTTTCTAAAGTTTACACAATCCGCGAGAATCCTTTAACTTTCTCAAACTTAGTCACATGCAGGAACTTATCATATAAAGACTCCTTATGAGAGATAATAAAGATATTAGCATCCTTAATCACAAAGCGAATGATCTTCATAAACTCTTCGGTGCCAAATCCATCCAAAGAACTATCAAACACCTCATCCATGATAAGGAGATTTGTGTTTACAGAGTTCTTCATCCTTGCCACCTCTCTCCAGGTAAACAAGAGTGCCAGATCAATTCTCATCTTCTCTCCCTCGCTGAAAGAAGAATAGGAAAAGTTCTCGTGGATTGGGGACTGGACGGTTTCGTTAAACTCCTCATCAAGTGTAAAATTGATATAGAAGTCCATCATCTGCAGGTAACGATTGACCTGCTGGTTGATGAGCGGCAAATACTTTTTGATGATTTTGGATTTCACTCCACCGTCTTTAAGTAAACTATACGAAAAATCGTAATAGCTGATCGTGTCCTTCTTAGATACGAGTTCGTCGTAGGTGGTTTTTAAGTTGTCCTTGAAGGTCTCTAACTTCTCATGTTCAGTATTTCTGTTTGCAAGTTGATCGGTAAGCTTTTGAACTTCCGATTCCAGATTTCTGATTTGTCGTTGACATCCAGAAATCCGAGCATTGTTTTGAGAAATGTCATTATTGAGTTTTGAGATCTCCTGCGAAAGAGTAGTGAATTGACGCTCTCGCTCTTCTTCCTCTTTAATTGCCTCTTCCAGTTCTTTATAACCGGATTGCAACTCCTTAGCTTTAGTTTGAGCGTCGTTAATTCTATTTATTCTAAAGGTCTCCTCAATCGCCTGATCACAGGTGGGACAAACCGTATTCTCAGTAAAAAATTTATGTTCCTTCGTAATGGTTGATACTTTGTTAGAAATCTTGCCCTTGAGGTTTCCAAGTTTACGGAGTTTCTCTGTTGCTCCTGTATAAGATTTCAATGCTTTATTAAAATCATCAAGTTCTTCTATGATTTTAATATTATCATTCATAAATTTATTTTCTTCATCCAGAAGACTCATGATGTTGCTTTCTTTGGATTTGATATCTTCAGCAGCACGACTTTCCAACTCTTCAATAAAGTTCTTCTGCATCTGAACTTTATCGGTCAGAGATTCTTTCTTCAGTTGCAGAACTTTAATATCATCCTTTGTTTGGCGAATTTTCTCCTTAATAATCCCACTCATGGAAGAGAAGATTTTGATATCAAGTAGATCCTCAATGACTTCACGTCGGTTAGATGCAGACAGTTGCATGAAAGGAACAAAAGTGCTGCTACCCAGAATCACAATCTGAGTAAACGACTTATAGTTCATCTTCAGAACATTTTGTTCCAACCACTTCTGCTGATCCAATGCAGCAGCTGACTGATCTAGCAAACTATCATTGCGCCAAATCTCAAATACATTTGGTTTGATGCCACGAACTACTTTCCAATTAATACTACCAACAGAAAACTCAACCTCAACCCGACACTCTTTTTCATTTACAGAGTTGACAAGAAGGGGTTTGTTGATTTTACGAAAAGGTTTTCCGAACAAAGAGAATGTCAAGGCATCCAAAACAGTGGACTTACCAGACCCATTATTTCCGATGATTAGTGTGGTTTGATTCTCATTAAAGATCATCTCAGTAAACTGATTACCAGTGCTGAGAAAGTTTTTCCAACGAATCTTTTCAAATAAAATCATGTTCTGTTTTGGGTGGAATCACAACGTCATCAGGTGTGATGATGGTATATGCGTAGTCATGGAACTCGCAGGTTTTGACCATCACTTCATCTTCTACTTCAATCACATGCATCTCAGGACTTCCTTCGTCCTCTAGCATCATAGCATATCTCATCGCATCGTCTTCGCCTTGAAACAAATATAAAATTTGTTCTCCATCATCATCGGTGACAGAATAAGCACCCTCCTTTTCTTTGCCATGAACTGTGATTATATACATTATACTAACTCACAAGCTTCCTGGTAAACCTCCCCAATCAAAATCTCAATTCTATTCTTATCTAAATCTACTTCAGACTCTTTGATGTAACGATTGAGAATTGATAGGGTATCCTCAGTTTCTACTTCATCACCAACACTTTCATACCAACCAGAGAAATCAAAGTTCTCAACAATCTTCATGTCTGCAACATTTGCAGAGTAGAGTTTGTCTACAAACTTTTCAAACTTCTTAGTGTCAGATTTCTTTCTAACTACGAGTTTAACTAGTTTATCCTCATACTCTCTAGTATCAAAAGTTTGATGATTTGTATCCTCATAGAAGATCGTATAGAACATTCTAAAAGGATTGTCGATTGGTTTGGTCTCTAGTGTTTCAGTATCAAAGATATGGAATCCTCTTGTGTCATTGGCATCATTCCAATACATCTCGTATGGATTGCCTAGGTAGAAGATTCGTCCGTCGTCTGATCGAGTGTGATAGTGACCGCTGAAGACTTTGGTGAACGTCTTAAATAGTTCGCCCGAAAGACCTTTATCCATGAAGTGTCCACGATGAGCTGGATATCCGCTGAGCTCAAGGTGCCCCATCGCACATACGCTAGTAGTATCTTCGATAGATTTGAAAGTATTCTCTTGGTTTTCTGCATTGATCCACGGAATGAATAGAACTTTTAATTTGTCTAGATATGCTTCCGTCGCTTCGCTGTAAACAACAACGTTCTCATACTCCCGCAAGAGAAGGTCAACTGCATTGACATCATTGGTGTTTTTGTAGTAGGCAGTATGATTTCCAACAATAGTATGAACAGTCACACCCATGTCACGGAGACGATCATAATAGTTTGTCTTTGCCCATGTCAATGCAGCAAAGTCAATACCTTTACGACTATCAAACGTATCACCCATATCTACAACTGTAGTAATACCGTGTTCCTCCAGGTAAGGAAAGAACACTTCATTGTAGAACTTTAGGAAATAGTCATGAAACAGTTTGGAATTCTTGCGAGCACCAAAGTGTTGATCCGTGATAATGGCGACTTTCATTAATTACGAAGTTTGGAATGCACAGCATCTTTGATACTATTGTAGTCGCTGTAGTTCGATCCGTCAAGGGTGTTGCTGTCGTCAAACACTTCGCTGTAACCGGACCGTTCGATAATCTTGTTTTTAATTTCTAATTGACGCTTCTCTCTTTGGATCCTGCGGAGAAACGCATAATGAATGATCTGCGTAAAGTAAGCAAAAGGATTTTGGGATTTCTCAGGATTAAAATTATGAACGTACTGAACGCAATTTTCGATTCCATCAGAGATCATGTCCTCCTTGAACATGTAATTCACAAAGTTTGGTTTGAAAGACAAGTGATTTGCAATCTTTAGAAAACACTCCCCAATATAGCGCGGGATAGGAGGTTTTGGATTACCCTTGAGTTCTGCAATAGCGATATCTTCACGATACTTGATCAGTGCTGCCAAGAACTCCTTGTTATTCACATAGTGTTCCGACCTCTTTCTCTTAGCCATACCAGGTCTTATCATAAGTGTATCTCATAATATGTATGAATTATATCATCTTAAGACAATAATGACAAGTTAGGACTTGACAGTATCTGAAATACGAGTAGAATAACTTTGTGGAGTTTGATAAGAAGGCTTTAGCTTTTAGTATTCTTACTATCTTTATAGATCTTTTCTAAGAGTTCTTTAGTATCATTTACATTACCAAGATATCCCATCTTACGATCTATCTTTGTATAGTTTCCTTCTCTATTTGATTGTCTTACATAGTTTTGATACATCATTATCATTTCTATATCTGAAGATTCAGACATTGTAAGAACATCATTTAGATTTACAAAGAACATATCATCAGTGGTTGTCTTTAACCATGGTTCTACTTTATATCCAACAACACCATGTTTACTATTGATTTCATTTACAACAACTGGATTGGAAACCAAAAGCATAGTTCTATCATCTTCTTCTGAAGCAGCTACTCTTGCAAAGATTTCTTCACCAGATTTAAATTTTAATGTAGCGTAAAAGTCTTCTTCTATCATTTTTTAAGTTGGATAGTGATTATCTCATAATTAAAACTCTCTTCATTATAAATTTTAATTCTTTCTATGAAGTGATTGAGTGTATAATTTCTTCTAGACTTGGTTGTACAATCATCAGCGATGTCATACAGAGTTGCTTTTACTTTGTCTTTTCCTTTTCTAAGAACTCGTCCAATACTCTGAAGATTACGGATTCTGGACTTACTTGGAGAGGCAAAGATAACATTATGGAGTTTTTTAATATTGATACCTGTACTAAAAGTTCCATAAGAGGCAACGATAATAGCGTTGTTTTCTCGTTCTGTGATCTCTCGTACTAATTCTCTCTCCTCTGCATCTACACCGCCATGTACAAAAAATACCTTACGGTTTTCACCTGCACTTTTATTTATCTCCTCATAGAGAATGCTTCCATGACTCTCCACTCTTTGGAAAAGCACAAGTGTATTCCCTTTAAGATCAAGTGCTAAGTTTTTGATAAAACGATTTCTCTGCTCATGAGATATAAGATATTGAATCTCATCTTCATAAGCATCAAACTTTTGTGGTGCATGTTTTAACACAAGACATTGAATATCAAGTTGTGATAGATGCCCCTGTCTCATTAACTCTTCAGTTCTGGTTACCTTATATGATGGACCAAAGAGACCCTCTAACACCCATTTGTGAGTCTGTGTACCATCTAGTGTTCCAGTGAAACCAAATCTGTATTTTGCATGATGAAGTTTAGTCATAATCTGAATTAGAGACTTTGACTTAAACAAGTGTGCTTCATCACCGATGACTACATCAAATCTCTCAAACCACTTTCTCTCAAGTTTATAGATAGATTGCCATGTGGTTATGACAATTGGACGATCATCATACTTCTCCCTCCCACTATAGATCTTATGACAATAATTCTCAGCGTCTAACCCATATTCCTCAAAGTCCTTATACATCTGCTCTACCAGACTGGTCGTGGGAACAACTACCAGGATATTTTTCCCTTGCCCAACATAATATCTTGCTAATGAATAAATCATCAGAGATTTGCCTGACGCAGTGGGAGATATCAATAGTCTTCGGTTGTGTTTTAGAGCATCGTATACTCCCTCGACTTGGTATTGTCGTGGCTCGTGGACCGAAATAGATTTAATATAATCTTTGACTCCCTCAAAGGAAATAAACTCATTCTCCTCATAAGGAGTGCCATAGAATTTATTATCCTCAAACTTATAACTATATCCGTATTGCTCACAGAAGTTGACGATCTTATCTAACAGACCGACGTAGATTTGTTTGGAACGCATATCAAAGAGATGAATCTCTCCGTTCCAGTTTCTACCACGATACTGCGGCATAAATTTTGCATTAGGAACCTCGAACTTAAAGTGATCTCTAAGTTCATATTCTATATGAGGTTCAGTATTAATTTTGAGAAATACTTCGTTTGATTTTGATATAACAAGATTCGCTGTTGTATCAATCACGTAGATCCATTCATCTACGAATATTTATCAATCCATATTGTACTTATATTCAAG